AAGCCCGTGAGGCCATCTTTGCACGTTTGGATGAAATTGTTGCTCAGAAACTTGAAGAAGCAAAACCATTTGTTGTCGATGAAATATTTGAAGAAGTTGAATGGGAAGAATTGGATGAGGCAACTAAGAAGCGCAATCCAAACATTCAAAAGATGGGTAGAATTACTAAGATTCGCAGGCGTATTCGCCGTAATAAAAAAGGTAGAATCATAGTACAACGTAATGTTCGTAAATCGGGCATTAAAGGTTATAGATTGTCAGGTAATACAGTACGTAAGATACCTGCAACAGTAAGAATAGCAAAAGCACGAAAGTTAAAACGTTCGTGGAAAACAACCAGAAGATCAAAACTCAGGCGCACATTGATGAAAAGAAAAATGTCAATGCGCCGTAGAATATCTATAGGACTAAAGTAAAATGCCAATTGAAATTAGCAATACATTAAGAGGTACCTCAGTCATTAGGATTGAGGGTATTGGAACTCACTATATTAATCTCACAGATTTGAGAGCCAATACAACAACTGAAACTGTTACCGCTTTTGACATTAAGAGACTCTATTGGTCAACGAATGGCAATATTACCATCGTTCGTAATGGTGAGAATATGGTTGCTCTTCATACCGCAGGTAATATGCATCTTGATGATTTAGGTTATGTACTTGCAACCAATCGAACATCAAATGCTAACGTGATTGTTACAACAGGTGGCACGTTGATTATGGAAATAGGTAAACAGGCAACATACAACGTTGATCCATACACAGGAATTGCTATCTAATGAAACTAATTAAAGAACATATTGAGGACGTAAAGTACCTCACAGAGACCACCGAGAGTGGCAAAAAGAATATGTACATCGAAGGTCGTTTTCTGGTTGGCGATGAAGTCAATCGAAACAATCGCATGTACAAGATGGATACATTGCGCCAAGAAGTTGCACGTTACAACAAAGAATATGTTGATACCAATCGTGCCCTTGGTGAACTAGGACATCCAGATACCCCTTCATTGAATCTGGAACGTGTGTCACATAAGATTGTAAGTCTTGTAGAAGATGGTAATACTTTCCGTGGTAAGGCACTTGTATTGGAGACGCCGTATGGTCAGATTGTTAAGAACTTTATCGATTCGGGGGTTAATCTTGGTGTATCTAGCCGCGCTATGGGTTCTGTTGTCATGACCAAAGAGGGTTACAATCTAGTACAAGATGATTTGCGCCTTGCTACAGCGGCAGATATTGTTGCTGATCCATCTGCACCAGGTGCTTTCGTTCAAGGAATTATGGAAAACAAAGAATGGTTGTTTGTCGAGGGGCGATTTGTCGAAGTAGATTTTGACAATGCTAAAAGGCAAATTCGTCAGGCACCACGTGCTCAAATAGAGTCGGTTGCCCTGAAACTGTTTGAAAATTACCTATCAAAACTTTAAAATTTATAAATAAGAAATCATAAGGAGATATCCAATGGCAACAAATAAACTCATGGAAGCAGCGGCTGAAATTCTTGCAGGTAGCAAGAGTTCTGCACCTGCTATGCCAATGCAAAAACCTGAAGGTGCTAATGTCCAAGACTTAGGTGGTGATACACTGGAAAAACCTCTGGATAGTAAACTCGATGCAACCAGAGGTGTTAAGTCTGCAACTGCTCCAACTACTAAACCTTCCGCTGCATCACCAGACACTCAGAACCGTGTTGGTAAAAACAATATGCAAGAAGATGAAGAGTATGATGATGAGAATCAACTTGATGAAGTTTCTCTAAAGATGGCATCCAGTGCTTATAGAAACAGAAAAGTAGATGCCTATCAGCGTGGCAATAATAGACCATTCAACTCAGATGTAGATAAAGCAGAAAAAGCAGATAAAACTGCTGACCGTATAAAGAAAAAATTCGGTTCAGCAGGCGAAACTAGAGTTAAAAGACTCGATTCATTAAGATTAGGCGAAGAGTATGATGATGATTCCTTGATTGAAGAATTGAGAGCGCAAATGCACGAAGATATACAAGCATTGTTTTCTGACGATGAAACAATTTCAGAAGATTTTAAATTCAAAGCCGCAACCATTTTTGAAGCACGTGTCTTTGACCGTGTTGCACAAATTCAAGAAGAAATGGAAGCCGAATATGCTTTAGTGCTTGAAGAAGTAGTTGAGCAAATCAAAGAAGATTTGACAGAGAAGGTAGATGACTACCTGAACTACGTTGTAGAACAGTGGATGGAAGAGAATCAAATCGCTATTGAAAGTGGTCTGCGTTCTGAAATCACAGAAGATTTTATCGCTGGTCTCCGTAATCTGTTTGCAGAAAATTATATCAATGTTCCAGAAGAATCAGTTGATTTGGTAGAAGAGTTGGCCGCTAAAGTCGAAGAACTCGAAATCAAACTCAATGAAGAAATCGAGACTAACATTGTATATAAAAAGGCTTTGACCGAAGCAATTAAAGATCAATTGACAACAGAAGTATGTGAAGGTTTAACAGCAACACAAGTTGAAAAAATCAAATCACTTGCAGAGAGTGTAGACTTCTCCACAGAGGAAGAGTTCGTAGATAAACTTGAAACGTTGCGTGAAAACTATTTCCCATCTGGTATCCAGAAAGCGAAAGTATCACACCTTCAAGAGCAATTTGAAGAGACTGAAGAGAAAAAAGTGATCAACGATCCGTTTATTTCCGCAGTTTCACAAGCAATTTCAAAAACAAAAATTTAAAAAATAAACAAGGAGATATAAATGTATTTGTCCGAAGAAAATCAAGCAAAGTGGGACTCGGTGATTAATCACCCTGACCTGCCTGCTATTAAAGATCCATATCGTAAAGCAGTTACCGCAGTTATCTTGGAAAACCAGTTGACAGAAATGCGTAAAGAAGCAGGCATTCTGAACGAAGGCCCTCCAACTAACTTTGCTGGTACAGGTGGTTTCGGTGGCGGTGCTGCTGCTGCTGGTCCTGTTGCTGGTTTCGATCCAATCCTTATCAGTTTGGTTCGCCGTTCGTTGCCTAATCTGATTGCTTATGACGTTTGCGGCGTTCAGCCAATGACTGGTCCTACAGGTTTGATCTTTGCAATGCGTACCAAGTACGATTCGCAAGGCGGTACCGAAGCATTCTACAACGAAGCAAACACTCAGTTCTCTGGTGCTAATGGCGTTGGTGTTTTTGCTCCAATGACTCTTACTGCTGATGCAACATCAGTATTTACTGCCAATGCTCAACCAAACACAGCAATGACTACTGGTTCCGCTGAAGCCTTGGGTGACGGCGCTGTTGGTAACACATTCCAACAGATGGCATTCTCGATTGAGAAAGTTACTGTTACTGCTAGGACCCGTGCTTTGAAAGCAGAATACTCAATGGAATTGGCACAAGACTTGAAAGCAGTTCATGGTCTTGACGCTGAAACTGAATTAGCAAACATTCTGTCTGCTGAAATTCTTGCTGAAATTAACCGCGAAGTTATTCGTACAATTTACTTCACATCGAAGCGTGGTGCTCAAGCAGGTACAACTACTAAAGGCGTGTTCAACCTGGATACAGATTCGAACGGTCGTTGGATGGTTGAAAAAATCAAAGGTTTGGCATTCCAAATCGAACGTGAAGCAAATCAAATTGCCAAGACAACTCGTCGTGGTAAAGGTAATGTGATGATCGTTTCGTCTGACGTTGCTTCTGCTTTAGCAATGGCTGGCATTCTTGATTATCAATCGGCTCTGGCTGGTCAAGTATCGTTGACAGTTGATGACACTGGCAATACATTTGCTGGTACACTCTTCGGTCGTATCAAAGTGTACATCGATCCGTATGCACAAACTGGCTCTACTGCTGAATTTGCAGTTGTTGGTTACAAAGGTACGAATGCTTATGACGCAGGTTTGTTCTACTGCCCATACGTTCCTTTGCAAATGGTTCGTGCTGTTGATACAGGTACATTCCAACCTAAGATCGGCTTTAAGACTCGTTACGGCATGGTTGCAAACCCATTTGCCGAAGGTACTGATCAAGGTTTGGGTCGTATCAGCGTAACTGGCGTAAACAACTACTACCGTTCGTTCGGTATCACTAATTTGATGTAATTTAAAGTCTCGACTATTCTTATAATAATAAGAGACTGATTGGGGGAGAAGAAATTCCCCCCCTTTTTTTATCCATATAAATACACATATGACAGCACTCAATAGAAATCCATCTAATCCAAACTTTCTGCAAGGAAATAAGTTCCAGTTGAACTTTTCTAGAGCACCGAATTTACAATACTTTTGTCAGACAGTAACACTGCCTGGTCTTTCTACATCTGAAATACCAATCAATAACCCATTTGTTGAATTGTATGCGCCAGGTGAGAAAGCAATCTATGATACTCTGAACATCACATTTTTGGTAGATCAAGAGATGGCTGGTTGGTTAGAAATACACGATTGGCTTCGTGCATTAACGTTCCCAACTGATTTTGAAGAGTATACTAAATTAGGTAAATTGAATAAATTTACCACTACTGCAAATTCTAAGACACCTCAATATGCAGATGGTTCAATAACTATACTTTCGGCATCAAACAAACCATATTTTAAATTCAACTTCGTCAATCTATTTCCAATTGCGATTGGTGGATTCATGTTGTCATCTACCGATACTCCAGAGACTGTTATTACCTCTGATGCTACATTCAGATTTACCTATTATGATGTTGAAAAATTGATTTAGATGTGATATACTCCTAAAGAGGAGATAAACTATGAGCAAACTTGATGATGTATTGAAGATGTGGGCAGACGATTCTAACATAGATCGTACTGAACCAGGTAAAGCACTAATAGATATTCCCAAACTTCACAGTAAGTATCTTAACATTCTATCACAACATAGACTGTTGGTAAAAGATGCTGAGTTTAAATATAACCGCATGAAGAAACTCAAGTGGGAATACTATACAGGTAAGTTAGATGATGATGACTTGAGGAAGCATGGTTGGGAACCATTTCCATTCACCCTCAAATCAGACATCACTACATACTTGGATGCCGATGAAGATATCAATAAGTATCTAGCATCTAAGATGATGCATGAAGAAGTTGTTGATGTTTGTAATGCTATATTAAAAGAACTGAACTCTAGGACATTCCAACTTAGATCGTTCATTGACTGGGAAAAGTTTATACAAGGTGTCTGATCTCGTTTTATATAAACAGAATGAAGCATTCATTCGATTTGCATGTGACAAAGGCATAGCACAAGAACTTGCCGACTATTTTACATTCTATGTTCCTGGTTATCAGTTTATGCCAGCATACAAGAATCGACTTTGGGATGGCAAGATAAGACTTGCTGACCTTCGTTCAACAACCATATATCATGGTCTTGTTCCATACATAGAAAAGTTTTGCGCTGAAAGAGATTATAAGTTAGAGATCGATTCATCAATCAATTCTACTACAGATTTCTCGGTAGTGGAAGCAAAAGAATTTATTGCTACCTTAAGTTTACCTCATGAAGTTCGAGACTATCAATTAAAAGCATTCATTCAGGCAATTAGAACTAAGAGGATGCTACTGCTTTCACCAACAGCATCAGGTAAATCACTAATACAGTATATTATTTTGAGGTATATACAGCGTAACCACAAAAAAGGTTTGCTGATTGTTCCTACCACATCATTGGTAGAACAAATGTATAAAGACTTTGAAGATTATGGTTATGATTCAGAAAAATATTGTCATCGACAATACTCAGGTAAAGATAAGACTACTGAAAAGTTTTTGACTATCACGACATGGCAATCAATCTATAAGAATCCACCAGAATACTTTGAACAGTTTGATTTCGTTCTTGGTGATGAAGCACATCAATTCAAAGCAAAGTCATTGACTACCATCATGACTGGTCTTACCAAAGCAAAATATAGAATTGGTTGTACAGGTACTATTGATGGTACAAATACACATCGATTGGTGCTAGAAGGTTTGTTTGGGCCAGTGTTTCAATCTACTACCACTGCTGAATTGATTGAGAAGAAACAATTAGCAGACTTCAAAATCAAAGCATTGATACTCAAGTACCCAGAAGAAGCATGTAAGGCATCACGTGGTTGGGACTATCAAAATGAGATAGAATATATAGTAAAGAGTAAGTATCGCAACGAGTTCATTCGTAACTTGGTATTATCATTAGAAGGTAATTCACTTGTATTATTTCAGTTAGTTGAGAGACATGGTAAAGAACTGCATAAGATTATTAAAGAGAAGGCTGGTGATCGCCAAGTTTTCTTTGTGTATGGCGGAACAGACGTTGAAGTCCGTGAGCAAGTTCGTGAGATTACAGAAACACAAAATGATGCAATCATCGTTGCCTCTTACGGCACTTTTAGTACCGGCATCAATATACGCCATTTGCATAATGTCGTATTTGCTTCTCCAAGCAAATCAAGAGTAAGAAATTTACAGTCTATTGGTCGTGGTCTTAGAATAGGTGAGAACAAAACTGAGGCAGTTCTATATGATATCGTAGATGATTTTCGTACAGGCAAACATGTGAATTTTACCTTGAAACATTTTGCCGAGCGTGTTAAAATATACGATGAAGAAAAATTCAAATACAAGTTCTACAACATAGAGGTCAAGAATGCATAATGTAAAAATTATAAGAATGCAGACTGGTGAAGATATTATGGCATCTATGATAGGCGAAGAACAAGAAGAAACAGTTCTTCTTGAAGATCCAATGAGACTTATCTTTCGCCGTATGCCTACAGGTCAAACTGTAATGATGATGATGCCGTGGTTACCAGTAGAGTTGATCAAAGATAATAGTGCATTGGTATATAACTCAGATATCATTACTATTGTTGATCCAAAAGAATCGATGATAGAGTATTATGAAAACCTTGTAATCAAAACTATGCTTGAAATGGAAAAGTCTGAAGAGATGATTGCAGGCCTGTTGAAAGATCAAGCGGGTGAAGAAGATGATAGTGAAGAAGAGTATAGTATGGAAGACTTAATTCAATTTGTAGAAGAAGTGAAGAACAGAACATTACATTAATATAGGTGATTCGTTATGATAGAAAATATGATTAAAGAACTTAGCAGAATTGCTAAGCCAAAGTATATACAAAATTATGATAACTTTAATCCAGAAAAAGATTACGTGCTTTACTCTGGGCAATATTGGGATCACAATGAAATAGAATTAGCAATGACCGCTTTTCTTACTGGTTCGTGGATAGCATCAGGTGAAAACGTTTTAAAATTCCAAGAAGCATTTGCCAAGAGATTTAATGCTGGCTATTCTCATATGGTCAATTCTGGCAGTTCAGCAAATCTTGCTATGCTTGCCGCACTCAAATCACACTTCAAATGGAATGATGGTGATGAAATTATTGTTTCTCCTGTCGGCTTTGCTACCACCATTGCTCCTATTGTTCAGACAAATCTAAAGCCAGTTTTTATTGATATTGAGTTTGACACACTAAACTTTGATGTTAATCTAATTGAAGAGAAGATTACATCAAAAACAAAAGCAATTTTCGTTTCTCCTGTTCTAGCCAATCCACCAGACATGGATCGAATAGTTGATATATGTAATCGACACAATATTTTATTGATCGGTGACAACTGTGATTCATTAGGTACGATGTGGAATGGCAAGTTGATCAATG